CTCCTTTAATTAGAGAGATAGAATCTGGACAAGTTACTGAAGAAACACTAATTGCTAAAGTAAAAGAAATGAATATTCATGGAACTCCTGAAGTTACATCACATGTATTTGCACAAATGTCAGAAATCAAATTTCTGAAGAATAACGCTTCGCCTTCTACAGGTGTTGGTCAAATCTCGTCAGGTCTAAAGATATTATCAAATATACCTATTTTAGGTACGTTTTTGAGTAGACCGGCTTGGCTTTCTGGAAAGCTAGCTGATTTACTCAAACTATTTGGTTTATCTAAACCAACGACTCAAGGATTAATACAGGAACATAAAATTAGGACTGCACCTAGAATGGCTAATTTTGACGGATGTGATTCATCACACAAACTTGGATTATCTAGTGTCAATGAATTAGAAACTCCAAAAGGTATTGGAGGTTCTGATAAAGATGATATGATAATTTCAAGGGTTGTTATGACACCAAATTTTATTCTAAGTTTTAATTGGGGATCTACAGCGTTATATCCACCTTGTACAGTACTTTATGAGGATTTCGTTTCACCAATTCGTGTGAAACTTGAAAATCAAAAAGGTGTTGTATCAATGCCACATTGTTCATTTGTTGCTCAAACTTTTGGACAATGGCGTGGTTCGTTGATTTACTCATTTGACTTTGCTAAAACAAAATTCCATTCTGGACGTTTATTGATAACATTCACACCATATTCTTATCCTGGAGAAAACATTGCCAATGTTGATCTAAATAAGTCTATACGTATGATTGTTGATATATCTTCCAAAAATACAGTTCAATTTGCTGTTCCGTTTGTCTGTTCACGTCCTTGGTTACAGTGTATAGATCCTCAAAAAGCTCCCACTAAGTATGATTGTTCAACTGGTAGAATTCGTGTAGAAGTGTTGAATCAACTCCGTAATGGAGGTGGTTCCGCAAATTTTATCGATGTACTAGTTGAGTTGTCTGGTGGAGAAGATTTAGAGTTTTCTAAACCTGCCACCCCTATATATCCTGTATATGAGGGGTCAGTAAACCGAGTTCATGCTCAGATGCAACTGACTAACAATAGTATTTCTCGAAATGAGGCGCAAGAAGGAAGAACACCTCCTTCCGTTAATGCTATGACAATCTCGACGAATTGGTCGCCTGATGCTTATTGTATAGGAGAAAAGATTGTATCTATACGACAACTTATTAAAAGGTTTGGTTACACTGGTGGAGTATCTCAAAACACCAAAACGGAACCATTGATAGTTGTTCAACCGTATAGAAACACGCTTCCTTATACAATTTTTGGTCAGCCGGTCAAATACCGACCTGCAACTTATATCGATTACTTTTCTACGATTTATACATTTTTTAGAGGTGGAATGCGATTAAAATTAATAGCTAACCCTACGGAGACAGCAACAACTCCAACATTCAAACCATTGTATGCAGTTCGTATGCTCAATCAGTTGAATGATGAATTCGTTGCTCTAAATTATACACCCTTAGCTAAATCGGGGACTCCTATTTTTTCTAAACCTTCTTCGGCAAGTTTAGATCAAAATGG